TTAGCAACTGCTGCTGACATTGTTGCTGATCCTTCTGCTCCTGATGCTTTTGTTGAAGGCATCATGGAAGGTAAAGAATGGGTATGGGATGGTGGTGTTCTTAGAGAACAACTTGCTGCAAAAACATACAAAGAGATCAATACTTTAGTTGATCAAAAACAACTTGATGAACAAAAACTGGAAGTTTTCAATAATTTCCTCAATAGCCTTTGATATAAAAGGTTTTAATTTATAAATAAATATAGTTTAAAACAGGCAATCGGAGAGTTTCAAAATGTCTCGTGGAGATCTACAAGAAATGGAAGTAAAGACACAGCAATCCAAAACTGCGGTAAACTCTGGTGCTAAGGCTGGAGACCCAATGGATTCATCTCAGGCTGGTTCTTATGAGGATCTTGGTGGTCCTTCACCTGAGAACTATAAGCCAGATGATGATTCTGCTAAGCTCAAAGAACCAAAAATTAAAACTGTTGCTGATGTAGTCAACAAGGGTGCTAAGAAAGCAGATGCTATGCAGAAAATGTCTAAGGAAGAAACAGAAACAACTGAGGAAGTTGTAGCAGAAGAGGAAGTTTCTACTGAAGAAGTAGTTGCTGAATCAGAAGAAACAACTGAAGCATATGACATGGATGAAGATGTCAATGCTCTCCTTGGTGGTGAAGAACTCTCCGAGGAGTTCAGAGAAAAAGCAAAGGTTGTCTTTGAAGCTGCTCTGAATTCAAAAGTAAAAGAAATCCAGGAAACCCTGGAAACACAATATGCCACTCAACTGGAAGAGGCTAAGGAAGAACTTAAGACCTCTCTGGTTGAAAGAGTTGACTCATATCTTGAGTATGTCTGCGAAGAGTGGATGACTGAGAATGAGTTGGCTGTAGAACATGGAATTAAATCTGAAATGACTGAGAGTTTCCTCTCAGGCATGAAGAACCTTTTTGAAGAACATTATGTAACCATCCCTGAAGATAAATATGATGTGCTGGAAAGCATGGTAGAAAAACTTGATGAAATGGAGACCAAGCTCAATGAGCAAATTGATAAGAACATTGGTCTGAACAAGAGACTCGCTGAGTCTTCTGCTCAAGATGTTCTTACTCAAGTTTCTTCAGGTCTTGCAGAGACCCAGAAGGAGAAGCTCGCCTCACTTGCTGAAAGTGTAGAGTTTGAAAGTGAAGAAGAATATCGTGAAAAGCTGGAAACTCTGAAGGAGTCATACTTCTCCAGAACAGCTCCTGCTGCAAAGACCCAATCTACTCAAACTCTCTCTGAGGGTGTAGATAGCACCAATGCTGAGGTCTCCTCAACAATGGAAACCTATCTGAGAAGCCTGGGTGCTTTCAAGCAAAACTGAATTTAATATTAATTCAAACTGTAAACAATCCCCTTTAGGTAAAGCAAATGTTCCAATCTGAGCATCTGCAGGAAAAGTGGGCACCTCTCCTGGACTATGAAGGTCTTGATTCAATCAAGGATTCACACAGAAGAGCTGTTACTGCTGTCCTGCTGGAAAACCAAGAAAAGTTTTTAAGAGAAGAGAGTGCGTTCAACTCAGGTATCAACCTGATGGAAACGCCAACAATGGCAGGTAATGCTGCTGGTGAACCAACTGGTAACCCCGCTACAACTGCTGGCTTTGGTGCTAATGCCACTGCTGCTGGTCCTGTTGCTGGTTTTGACCCTGTTCTGATCTCTCTGATCAGACGTGCAATGCCTAACCTGGTTGCATATGATCTGGCTGGTGTTCAGCCAATGTCTGGTCCTACTGGACTGATCTTTGCAATGCGCTCCAGATATGAAGGTCAATCTGGCACTGAAGCATTCTTCAATGAGCCTGATTCTGGATTCTCTGGTCAGGATGATGGCTTCAACCTGGAAGGTGGCATGGCTGATAAAGCCACTGGTCTGGGTACAACTGGTCAAGTTGGCACCAACCCATCTGTACTTAACCCTGTTGGTTCAGGTGGTTCAAACACTGACTACAATGTTGGTCAGGGTATGGCAACTGGTGATGCTGAGAACCTGGGCAATGGTACAGGTAATCAGTTCAATGAAATGGCCTTCTCTATTGAGAAAGTCACTGTAACTGCTAAGTCCAGAGCACTCAAAGCTGAGTACTCCTTGGAACTGGCACAAGACCTGAAGGCAATTCATGGTCTGAATGCTGAAGCAGAACTTGCTAACATTCTCTCCACTGAGATCCTTGCTGAGATCAACAGAGAAGTTATCAGAACTATCTACAAGTCTGCTGAGCAAGGTGCTGTCTCCAATGTAGCAACTCCTGGTCAGTTTGACCTTGATGTTGACTCCAATGGTAGATGGTCTGTTGAGAAGTTCAAGGGTCTTCTGTTCCAAATTGAGAGAGATGCTAATGCAATCGCTCAAAGAACAAGAAGAGGAAAGGGCAACATTGTCATGTGCTCTGCTGATGTAGCATCTGCACTGACCATGGCTGGTATCCTGGATTATACCCCTGCCCTGAATGCAAACCTGAATGTTGATGACACTGGCAACACCTTTGCTGGCACCATCAATGGTAAGTTCAGAGTTTACATTGACCCATATTCTGCTAACCTGGCTGCTAACAACACTGCTAGCAACTCTGGTAACCAGTACTATGTTGTTGGTTATAAGGGTTCCTCCCCTTATGATGCAGGTCTGTTCTACTGCCCATATGTACCTCTGCAGATGGTACGTGCAGTTGGAGAGAACACCTTCCAGCCTAAGATTGGCTTCAAGACCAGATATGGTCTGGTTGCTAACCCCTTCGCTGAAGGCACCACTCAGGGTCTTGGTAGACTCAGAGTCAACAGCAACAGATACTACAGAAGAGTCCTGGTCAAGAACCTCATGTGATTCTTCCCCATATCTGGGATTACAGGCACCCCAAAAGGGGTGCCTTTTTTATTATAAGGATAAATAGTCAAAAACATTATGGCTTCAAGGTCAGAAGTAAGAACAAGACAGGCAACTAGAAGTACAGTTGCTTCTCTAACAAGAAATGATCTTCAGAACAGGAATTTCTTGCAACCTCAGGGTTTTAGATTCCAGGTTGCTAGAGCACCTAAAGTGACGTTCTTTGGCAATTCAGTGAATATTCCTGGCATTACTCTAAGAACCACCACTCAAACAACTCCTGGTCTAAAGGACATTGACCTTCCAGGAGAAATCATAGATTTTGAGGATCTTACTCTTAGATTCTTAGTAGATGAAGATCTTCAAAATTATCAAGAAATTCAAAACTGGATCAGGGGTCTTGGTTTCCCTGAAAGTTTAGAAGAAATCTATGACTTGCAAGACCAGAAAGTTGGTACTGCAAGGGATGGTAATACAAAAACAATGAACTTATATTCTGATGGAACTCTGACTATTCTTGATGCTATGCAGCATGAGAATTTCAAAGTAAAGTTCCAGGAATTGTTCCCATACTCCTTGTCAACAATACAATTTGATGCTACGCTTTCTGATACAGAATACTTTACTGCAGAAGTTTCATTCAAGTATTTGAACTATAGTATTGTTAAAGGTAGTGGATTGGTATGATCACTCTTGATAAAATTCAGGAGATGTGGGAAAAGGATGCAAAAATGGACCCAGACAACTTACACACTGAGTCATTAAATATTCCAATTCTACACTCCAAATATTATGAGATTTACAATAACATATACCTGCTTAGAAAGAAAGCAGAGCAACAAAGAAAAAACATAAGACACGAAAGATATGAGTATTTTGCTGGAAAAGCAGATCCTGATGTTTATGTGGAGAATCCATTCCCTAAAAAAATTAGGGATAAGGAAACTATGCAGAAATATCTGGATGCAGATGAGAAACTCTCAGGAATCTCATTAAAGATTGATTACTATGAGACAATGTTATCTTATCTTGAAGAAATACTTAAACAGATAACTAATAGAACCTACCAAATAAAAAACTCAATAGAATTCATGCGTTTCACCTCGGGGTTGGGTTAATGGAAGAAGACTATTACAATATAGAATTGCCAATTCAAGCAGTTCGTATCATTCATAAGGGACTGAAGCAAGCTGTAGATAAGTGGTCTGGTGGTCCTCCAGAAGAACAAGAAGATCTTCAAGCAATGAGAGATCACTTCTACAGAATTATTCTGGAGCATAGTTTCTCAAACCCCTGATAAATACTATCAAGTGAAGGTTTTATCATGGCAGATTTGACTATTCAAAAGATCAATGAAGTCTATCTTCAAGTAAAAACAGAACCTCATATTGAGTATGAGTTAAGAGATAGATTCACTTTTGAAGTCCCTAACAAAAAGTTCATGCCACAGTACAGAAGCAAGTACTGGGATGGATATGTGCATTTGTTTAATATGAAAACCAAGAGGATCTATGTGGGTCTTCTTGATAAAGTTGTTGCGTTTTGTGAGCAGTCAGGATACTCATATAAGTTTGAAAATAACAAGTTCTATGGTCCACCCTTTGAAGTCAATGACATGATTTCAGAGGAGGGTGTAAAGGACTTCATGAAAGCAATCACACCTCTCAAACCAAGAGACTATCAGATTGATGCTGTACATGATGCTTTAAAGTATAACAGGAAGTTGTTGATTTCACCAACAGCATCTGGTAAGTCATTCATGATTTACACTATTGTTAGATTTCATGTAAATGCTGGTAGAAAGATTCTACTTGTAGTTCCTACTACATCTCTTGTGGAGCAGATGTTCAAAGACTTCCAAGACTATGGATGGGATGCTGAGAATCACTGCCATAGAATCTATGCTGGCAGAGAAAGAGTCAATACCAATGAAGTAACAATTACCACTTGGCAATCTGTCTATCAGTTAGATAGAAAGTTCTTTGAAGAATATGATGTGGTGATTGGTGATGAGGCGCACCTTTTCAAGAGTAAGTCTCTTGTAGGTATTATGGACAAATTACACCATGCTAAGTATAGATATGGGTTCACAGGTACTTTAGATGGCACACAGACCCATAAGTGGGTCTTAGAGGGACTGTTTGGTCCATCATACAAGGTCACTCAAACTAAGAAATTGATTGATCAGGGTCATCTTGCCACACTTGATATTCAATGTCTTGTTCTAAAGTACAAACCACAGAAGTTTGATACTTATGAAGATGAGATTCAATTCTTAATTGGACATGAGAGAAGAAACAAATTTATCACTAATCTTGCTTTAGATTTAAAAGGCAATTCTCTTGTCTTGTACAGCAGAGTGGAAGCACATGGTGCCATACTTTATGATTTGATAAATAAAAAAGTCACAGAAGGAAGAAAAGTTTTCTTCATTCATGGTGGTGTAGATGCTGAAGAAAGAGAACAAGTAAGGGAAATTACAGAGCAGCAGAATGATGCAATCATTGTTGCTTCTTATGGAACATTCAGTACAGGAATCAATATCAAGAATCTACACAATGTAATCTTTGCCTCTCCATCCAAATCTCGTATTCGCAACTTACAGAGTATTGGTAGAGTCCTAAGAAAAGGCAAAAACAAAGTGAAAGCAAAACTATATGATATTGCTGATGATCTAACTTTGGGATCAAGAAAGAATTATACACTGAATCATTTTATTGAGAGAGTGAAAATTTATGTTCAAGAGCAATTCAACTATGACATCATATCAGTCAACATAAAAGACTAGGAGGGAGTGTATGCTAGAAGATGATTTCTACTGTACAATCAAGTTCAAAGGTGGAGATGAAATCTTTGCCAAAGTAGCAGCAGAAGTGGAAGAAGATAGAACCATGCTTCTTGTTTCAAACCCTATTGTGGTTGAAGAAGTAAAGTTGAGAGGATCAGTTGTAGGTCATAAGTTTGTACCTTGGTTGAAGTCAACTACTGAAGATATGTTCTTAGTCAATATGGATGATGTTCTTACCATGTCTGAATCAGAAGACATTGAGATGATTCTGTATTATCAAGAGTATATAAGAAAGATGCATAAAGGTAATCATGCTCAGATAGATAGGAAGATGGGATATCTCTCCTCTGTACAAGATGCTAAGGAGGTCTTAGAGAAACTCTATAAATCTAGCTAAGGCTTATCTTTCAAAGGCAACAAACCTAGTCTACTGGTAAAGTGTATCGTTGTCAACGTTTTGTTTTGCTGTTATAATAATTCCAGTAGATAAATGATTATTATGCCCTTCTCTTATACTACTATGGCAAGACCTAAGAAATCAGAGCACTATGTCAACAATAAAGATTTCTTGGCTGCCCTGGAACAGTATGCAATTGATGTTGAGAGAGCAAAAGAAAAAGAATTACCAAAACCACAGATTCCCAGATACATTGGTGAATGCTTCCTGAAAATTGCTAATCATCTGTCATACAAACCAAACTTTGTGAACTATATGTTCAAAGATGACATGATTTGTGATGGCATTGAGAACTGTGTAAGATATATCCATAATTTTAATCCAGAGAAGTCTAAGAATCCTTTTGCTTATTTCACTCAGATTATCTACTATGCATTCTTGAGAAGGATTCAACAAGAGAAGAAGCAACTTGAAATCAAGAACAAGATTCTAGAGAAGACTAACTTTGATGAGGTCTTTGACTCTAATGACCTTGACGCAAGCAATTACTCAGACTACAATAGTATCAAGGATGCTGTCCATAGTAAGTTGAGGAATTGATGCGAGTAGCAGTTATTAGTGATACTCATTATGGTGCAAGGAAAAGTTCTAAACTTTTTCATGACTATTTTGAAAAGTTTTACAATGAAATTTTCTTTCCAACACTGGACAAAGAGGGTATCACCACCGTAATTCACATGGGTGATGCCTTTGATAGTAGAAAAGGCATTGAATTCAAAGCACTTGATTGGGCAAAGAGAGTAGTGTTTGATCCTCTTAAGGAAAGAGGCATTACTATGCATCTGATGGTGGGTAATCATGATGCCTACTACAAAAATACCAACAACATTAACTCTATTGATCTTCTCCTCAATGAATATGATAATGTGATAACATATTCAGAAGCAACTGAGGTAGTTGTTGATAAAACACCTATCCTTTTTATTCCCTGGATCAATGAAGACAATCAAGAAAAAACTTTTAAATCTATTGAAGATTCAACTTGCCACTACGCGATGGGGCACCTTGAACTCACAGGATTTAGAGCTCATAAAAACCTCATCATGGATCATGGTATGGAGAGCGAACTATATCAGAAGTTCAACAAAGTATTTTCGGGTCATTACCATACAAGATCAGATGATGGAAGAATCTTCTACATAGGCAATCCCTATGAGATGTTCTGGAATGATGTCAATGATGATAGAGGTTTTATCATCTTAGATACTGATAGTATGGATTTTGATTATGTGAATAATCCTTTCAGAATGTTCCACAACATCTATTATGATGACACTCCCTATCAGATGTTTGATTCATCTCCATATCACAATAAAATTGTAAAGATCATTGTCAAATCAAAAAATGATCTTACAAACTTTGAAAAGTTTGTAGACAAAATCTATGAGACAAAGGTTGCTGATCTGAAGATTGTTGAGAGTTATGATTTTAACAATGGATACTTTACTGAAAATCCAGATGTAGAGACAGAAGATACCTTCTCCATCTTGAATAGATATATTGAAGAGGCAGAGTTCTCACTTGATAAATCAGTGGTTCAATCTCTCATCAAGGATGTCTATGAGGAAGCATGTGAATTAGTATAATGTTTATAATCACAGTAGCAGGAAAGGAGAAGGAAGGTGCATATTCTGTAGTAGATGATGATGGAGAACAGGTTCTCTACATCTTTGAAGAAGAAGATGATGCTATGAGATATTCAATGCAGTTAGAAGAAATGGATTATCCTCTAATA